CCCAACGGCTTCCATCTTCAACCGTACTTGAGCTACCGAGTCCCCGAAGCAGTTACGCATGTAGCGGGGAGCAAGTTTCGGATCAATCGTAGCCGACCCTACGAACATGTCCGTCGTAGAAAGGGTCGCCCCGGTGCCGAGCTTCACCACAGTGACAGACTCAGAGCCAAACCCAAGGGCGACCGAGTATCCATACTCAGTCAAGAGTGCTTCCAATACCTCAACCACGTCGTCGCATCGCCACGAAACGGGAGGATAGATATCTGTTGGTAGGGCTGATACGTTAGCCGTAGCCTCCCCGAGAGCGGTGAACAGAAGCGTGGCAAGTTGGCGTAATGTCCTTGCCCGGGCCTTTGTACCCACTCGTATCGTGTTGTACTCGCCTGATATCGGTGCTGCTCGGGTCCACCGCTCACGTCGGTCGAGGACCTTGAGCATCATGTAGAACCCATCGTCAGTGTACCGCATTGATCCGAGATCGACAACACAGTTCGGTAACGTGATTGTTGTCACATCCCATGTAAGTGTCAAGGTGCCTGATGTTGGCAACGCAGAGACCTGTGGGTTGAACCGGAGTACAGCCACGTCTGGGCTGAAGCCTAAACTCTGGTTGTACTCAGCTTGAACCGGATCAACCACTCCAGTGAATGACCACGTCATGCCAGTGCCTCCACGGTAGGCACAACGAACGCACTGAACCCTTGAGCTACTGTCGCCTCCATAGCGTACGACCAGGCGGTACCGTACATCTCAGCTCCGCCGACAACAATGTCCTGGGCGTCTGTGTACTCGATGGTACGCATCTCTCCGTGCTCGATCGACGGGTACAGAACGTCAGCAGGTATCGGGAAGGTCGACCGGCCGATAGCCTCGCCCTCCTGAATGTACCAGAACGATGTGGCGGTCTGCAGGATCTGAGCGTCTGGTGAGCCAACCATCTTGGGAGAGTATCTCCACTTCGGTCCGCCAGTACCCTTTACCGTCAGCTTCTGCTTCAGTGCATACAGTCCGTCACCGACCCGTATCTCGGCTCGCAGCACGAGAAAGAAAGTTCGGGTGTTGGTGTACTCTACCCGACCACCCCACGGTCCGTTGATGAACGACGGCGGGACGACGACCTTCGTGCCGCCGAATGTTTCTTCGTTGAAGACGATGTGTCGCGTTGGCGTAACACCGTCGTCGTGGTACATGCCGAAGTCCTGGTAGTCGATGTTGTACGCCTCGGTCAGGTCGAACAGGGCATCGGTCAGGTTCTGCTTGGTGATCTCCGGGTCCGGGTCGTCAGCGACCTTCTTGACCCCGACGATTGTGTACTCAATGATCTCGCCCATGCGTCGGTTGAACTTATCGACAATCCACTGTATCGAGGTGCGTACCATCACCTCGTCGGGGTCATGTGAGTAGCTGCCGTACGTGAAGATCATAAGTGCCACCGCTCGAAGTCTGACGTGTTGCCTTCATTGTCCATGAAAGACCTGGCGACGTATGCTTCTGTCGACTCAAGGTCACTACTTGCTTTGGATACCCGCAGGTCTCGGGCACCAGATACGTCCTGTCTGGGGGGTAATTGTATCAGGTCGTCTACGACTGTGAAGATGTCTTTGGGGTTCAGTGGGAAGTTCGGTGGAACAGTTACAGTTACCTGTGCTCTCGGCGTTACCTGTGCCTGCCCGGTCGACGTCTGTTTCTCCCGCAGTGCCGCAGGTAGGCCAGCGATTGTATCGAGTATCTTTGGGGTAGCAACCCGACCAGTCATAGTCTCTGGTGAAAACACCCTTGCCTCCCCGACCTTCATCGGTTGCTGGGGCTTTGGTGTTACCGATCGTCCGGCTACGACCTCGGACTTGTTCGGGGTCGCCGGTCTTCCCGGTATCTCTTCCAGTTGAGCTACGTCTACCTGAAGCGGTATGTCGGGCACGCCCGTCTTAGGGTTTGCCAACCCACCGACCTGTGTCTGCTGTTGGGCGGGTACGGCGTCCGGAGCTACTTGGCCGACGTGTTGTACCCCCTCAGATACAACTCGCTCCAGGGATATCCTTTCCAACAGATCCTTCGGCCGGGACATCGGCGGCTCCTCCATCGGAGCCTCGGCCAACAAACGGATCAAATCGCTTATCTCGTCCATACAACACCACCCATTCAATCAGCATTCTGTTGCGGTTCCACAGCTCGTCCTGCATTGGGCAGTCGTACCTGTACCTCCAGTAGTGCCGCCACGTCTTCGACCAACGTCCGTTCGACAGTCCGTTAGGTTCTGACCAGTGGCCCTTGAGGCACCCGCTCTGCGTCTCACACGGCACCTTCATGCCGAACGGGAGTAGAGTAGGCTCCCCGCTCGGTCCGATGTACAGGGAACCGTCGTCATGGTTCACGCAGTACTTCCGGCACGTTGAACAGGACATCACACTGAGACCTGGGTTGGTAGTGTGGAGCTGGATGCTATCGCTGAGGTCCTGAAAGTCCCGGGACTCGTCTTTCGACGTGTACCCAAGAATAACATTGACCACTTCATTTTTGTGGTTCTCCGCCTCGGACAGGTCGCCATATACATGGCTCTGAGCAAGCCGGTCCCACGCCTTACCGGGGTTCTCTGTGGCGTACTGTTTCCAGTCACGTTTCTCGGGCCACAACATCGGGCGGCAGAAGACGCCCGGTGCTGCTTCCCGGGTGAACCCGTCATCAAGGTATGTTGGTATCATGCGTTAGTCAGTACAACATTGAAGGCTGCGACAGCGGACGTGCGGTGGGCTTCCCAAGTCATGGGCAGTCGAATCTCTTCAAGCGAGCCTTCGATGGATACACCTTCCGGAATGAACACCGCATTGGGGAACGTGATCGTCACCGTATCGGTACCGTTGTTGAGAACCAGTACGTGGTCGTCTCCAGAGTTGACTGCGTCTCGGTTAGTCCAGTACAGGGCTTTGGTAGCTGACGTGTATGGGACGCTTGTGGCGAGCAAAGTCTGGCGAGGACCGTTGCCAACGTCTGTCACTGTGACAGACGAGTTCCACGATGGGATGAGCTTGTTGTCGATGACAAAAGCAAACCTGTCGAAGTCAACTGCCGTTGCGTTGATGGTGTACGTTGCACCTGGGAACGCAAAGATGTTGTCGACGGTACCGTCTACCCACGTTGGGGTGCCTTGGGTTTCGTTTGTGGCAACCCATTGGATCTCCAGAGAGATCGGAAGGGTACCCGTCTGGCCCCGCAGGATGAACCGATTGACCCGACATCCAGTGAAGCTGTGGATCGCCCCGACCGCGTCGACGTCGATGTTAATCGTCGTTGGGTCGGCTTGGTTCGCAGTGTACGTACCCGATACGTTGGTCAGTCCCGCCAACGGCAGTAACTCCACCAAGATCGGGTACGTGATATCGTGGTACGTCGTGAACGCGAACTTGCGTCGACCGGAAGCTGTCCGCTGCAGGAGCGGATCTCGGTTACCGCAGTTGGCGTCAGGGTTCTGCACACGTTCAACTGAAGACTGATTCAGGAACTTGGCGAAGCAGAACTTCTTCCCGTTGACCATCATACGGGCGTTAACAGGAACTGAGATTGTCATCTGTGGTGCCTCACCATAACTTGGAATGTAAACAACGCAACCTGTTGGTCGTGTCTGATAAGACTCTGGGCTTCCGCAGACAACCGTTTGATGATGTGTACGACGTAGGGATCGTACACTTCTACGTCAGCGTCCTGCAAGAACGGATTGGGTATTGCGAGAAGCTGGGTTCGGATGGCGTCCATCCAATCCATGTACGTTCGAAGTGGACCCGCCGTGTCGTAGTTTGACATGTCAAGAATCTGAATGGCGATACGTACGACCTCATCGTCCGCACAGTTCAGTCCGGCACCTATGGTAGACTCTACCGGGAGCGATGTTATGCGTATGGCTGGGAGGGCAATGTTCTGGAGACCGTTCTCCCCCCTACCTTGTTCAACCGCTTTCCAGACCTGGATGGTTCCCGGATTGATAGTCCGTACAACCTCACCCTGACTGGCCATGAACTGCCGGTTGGCGGCCATACCTTTCAGGACGAGCTTTGTACGGTTCAGGATGTTCCACTCTGGAGCTGCCATTACTCATCGGCCCCTACGTCTGTAAGTAAGTCTCTGGTCTGCTCAAGCACTACCATCTTCTTTGCGAAAGCACCCTTGGTAAACACTTCTATCGAGTGCTTATGCTCTGTCTTCTGCTTCCCGATCGTAATCACCCCGATCTCACACCGTCTGAGAATCTCGACGGCAAGATCAGCGGTCGTTACCCACTCAAGGTCATGAACTTGCTGAGGCATGTCCAAGGTCTTGTAGGCGAAGTCCATACCATTGAGAGATCGACGACTTTGGTCTGACACGTCTAGCGTCAGCGGACTTAGCTTCGAGGTAGGCTGCTGCAAGCCGCGTTTTAGACGTAAGCATTTCAGAATGATTGCCAACAGGTTTCGCACCGTACTCGTCCTCCGCTAATCGTGCAACAAGAATCTCCATCGTCGCATCGGCTGTGTCGATGAGACTTGACGCCGTGTATGACACTCCAGTAACCGCTAGCGTCGAGTTGGACACTCGGCAGGTGGTGGACGTGAGACGTTCAACAACTCTGACCTCGGTACAGTCCCTGTTGTACCTGATATCACCGGCCTGCGTATCACCCCAGTTACCTGTCGGCGTCTGTGTGTCGTTGTTGGCGATTCTCAGCAATACGTTGGCACCGGCCCATAGGGCCGTAACCACTTCTTCAGAAAACGTCGCCACTCCAGAAGCCACCGTAACAGTTCCACGGCTCTCTCGTGTAAGGACATCGTTGGGTCTCCGTGCCTTATACATGTACTGCAGAACAACGTCCTGCGTTTGCTCCGTTGGAATCCACATGTTCCAACACTGGGGGTTATTCGAATCTGCAACCAAGGCGTAGCTGGTTGGCAGCATTGGTGACCAAGCTAAACCTTCCTGAAGCTGGAACGCTTCGACGAGGTTTAGCCGCAGCATCTGTATGTTCTGGATGCCCTCGATAACTTGCAGCACATCTCCCACGTCCTGCGGGAGCGGGTACACCACCTGCTGGATCAGGTAGGACTCATCGTCAAGATTCTCGACTGGATGTTTGCCAGCGTATAGCTCGATGACTGTGCTGCTCGTTCTCTTGTAGACCGGGTACCAGTTATCGTTCAACCTGATGTGGCGAGACGTGGCGTTTGTCGGCCACGTCCCACCGGTCAGGGTTACTTGCCGAGTTGAAACACTGAAGTCGACGGTGCCCGTGGTTTGTCCTGCGTAAGTCAGGAGAGTACCCATCCGATGGAAGTACGCCCACTCGTGCAGGGTCATCAGGCGTGCCCACGCTGACAGTACCGCATTACGAACCTTTCCCTCCAGCCAGCCAGAGAGTGGTTGGTTAATCGCTACTGACATATGGGACATCATGTCGTCAACTGTGATCACCCGAACGTCTCCTTGTGAACTTGGTCAAGGCTCGTCGCTGCGTTCATCAAATCCTCGCCCGACATTGGTCGAGAGTGGTTGTGAAGAATCTCAGCTTCAAGGTCCCGCTCGTCAACACCTTCGTACGCGGGCAGTGCCCGGTACTCTGACTTATACCGGGCCATTGCCACGTCGTTCATGGCGACCTTCTGACCTTCAGGGCACTGCTGCTCTGGATGGTTTTCCCAGTCACCTTCGACCCACTCGTTACGGTTCTTCATCGCACGCTTAACGTCCGACAAAGTATTCTTGTGGGTCACGATACAGTCCGGATCTCCGGGGTACTTGGCTAAGCCTCTGTAAACCACGGCATCTTCCGGAAGGTTCTCGCCCGTCTTCATCTTGTAGTTCTTACGGTACATGTCGAGCATAGGCTCGCAACCTTTGAACTGGTCAGAGACGGACTTCGTGTTGGCTTGGAGGACTCGGTCATCCACGCCAGTTCTCGGTGGAGTCCGGGTCGCAAGCGTTGTCGCCATAGATACGGACTCACCATTAACCAGCATACGTTCGAACGCCTCGACCGCATGAGGTCCTGCAGCTACGACAGCGTCATAGGCGAGGTTGTCTCTCAGGGTTTCGAAGCGGCTCATGGGCTCGATTCCGATACTACAACTTCCCCGGTGACTTCGGGGGTGACTTCGGGGGTGACTTCTCGCTCAAGCACCGGGTGCGGCTCGTCCACCTCGACCGGTTCAGGAGTGGTGAGGGTTGCTGAGATGGTGCCCAGCTCCTTACCGTCGATCCCAAGAACCTTGACGGCCAGGCCCGAATTGTACGCCAGTGAGATCGCAGTCTGGGTGTCTGCCGGGGAACCATCGGAAACAACAGTTAACGTAAGCATCACTTACCTCTATTCTTCGCAGCCTGCTCTGCAGCCGCTGCCTGGATATCCTGCTGCTCTTGCAGGTGAACCATTTTCTGCAGGTGAGCCTCCTCCTGCATACGAACTTTCTGGCGGTTGAACAGGTCGTTCCACTGCATCTTCTGCTGTGCGGGAGCCGCCGCTCCTCCTTGTTTGTACTGAGCGTCAACCAGTCTTGCAACTGTCTTCGCTTTAATCTCTTCGGTTTGAGCCATAGTTTTCTGAGACTCAATGGCAGCAGCCTGTTGCTGAGCCTGAAGCATAGCCGGATCTTGCTGGGGTCTCCAGTCTCCGAAGAAGAAGTCCTGAATGTCACGTATCTGGGCAGCCTCACCGAACCGAGCGATGATAGCATTTATCGGCTTGCTATCACCCGTGGCTGTTGCATACTGCTGTGCTGCCGGGATGAGGAACTGACTTATCTGCTGCAGGTCTGACATGTCCTTGTCACGGTTAGGTCGTCTCATGTCGGTCGCCTCGACCCATACCTCTACCTCACGGCACAACTCTTCGAAAGGCATGGCCCCCAGCATCGTGTCCCACGCCATAGACCCCCAAGGGCCGAGTAGGCCCCTGAGCTGTTCGCCCTTCATGTACATAGCCGCAAGCCACAGCTCCTTCGTGGAGACGTTGACTACGAACTTATGGACGTCGGTCGCCATCTTCTCTGGCCGGACGTTGGCTGCGTTCTGCTTGGCGTTTACGTCGGCACTAACGCGGGCTTGCTTCTGGCTAACCCCGTAGTGAATGTCGTCGAGCCCCGTTGCCATCTGGAACTGATTGTCGAGGTACTGCAGCCAATCCAACAGGTTGCCTTGGATGTCAGGCCGCTGCAGGAAGGACACAACGTCCTGAACTCGCACGTTCGAGACAGGGTTGATCTTGATAATGGCGGGGTTGTTCTCACCCTTGATTGCCTGCTCAACCTCCTGCTCGTACCCGTTGTAGATGGCGATGATATCTCGCCGTCGATCCCAGCTCATTTCGAGATGGGTGACAAGCAGGATATTCATGGCCAGCAACGAACCGATGCCCGGGCCGAGTACAGCCATAGGCCACGTAGTGTTGATGACTGGGTAGAAGTCCATGACCTCGACAGGCCACTTGCGGTCCTTCCACAACTCACAGACCGAACCGTACCGAGCTGTTCTCCACTTCAAGGCTTCAAGGATTTGCTCAGGTGTACCCTGTGCCATCAAGGCTGGAGGCATGTTGAGCGGGTGCGGCACCGTCCGACATAGACATAGGTAGCAGTTGTCCCCGGTCAACCTGTCGATGGCTTGGCCGTAGTCCCCATGTACTCCAGCAACTCGGGCTCCGATACCCCCTGTTGACCAGACCTCGTACCACTCGACTTGGTCTTGATACAGGGTCTGGGTGTCGGCCTGTACGGAACCTTTTGTGGCGAACTCAAAGCTGGTGTGAGTTCCCCGTCCGTAGAGGTATCCCGGTGGGTATCCAAAGCGACGTTCAACGACCCACGCTGGTTCCTGATGCCGCCGGGCAATCCACTTTACGTCTCGTAGGATTGGATCTTTTGCATCCGGGTCGATCAGCAGGTTATCAACGGGGTCGTAGAACGTACCAACGCAGGCGGCACCCGTCGCCTTGTCTTCGTATGTCTCGGTCCAGCCGCACCCTCGGCCGGTCACAAGAGCGTCCTGAACTATCATCTCGTAGTCAGACTTCACCGAGCCCGGGTGTTGGCGACCGATGTACTCCAGCACGACCGTGGCAAGACTGTTACGCATCGTGCGTTGAGCTTCAGTCTGGTCCTGCTGCTGCTTAACTTGCTCAAGTAGCATCTCGTCCGTCAGGCCAAGGATCTGAGCGATCTGTACTTGGTCCGGTGTGTCTGCGGTCTTTACTTCTCGGGACGGGTTCTGCCAATACAAGCTCGGTCCGATGATGGCCACCAGCTCGAAGGCTTTGTTCAAGCTGACCATGAACTGCGGCTGTGACACCGAGGGGTAGAACTCTTTTCTAAAGCTGTCCTCCCACATGGTCTTAGCCGAGCTGCCGAGGAATTGTCGGCAGAGCTTGGCCATCACGTTGAACCGCTCTTTCGCCTTCTCTGCAGCACCGAACCGGGCGAACCACTGGTTAACCAGTGGACCCAGAACCCATCGCTGCAGTTGTTCCATGTCGAGCGGTTGCATCTTCAATCCTTAATCGGTAACACGCCGAATGCTGTTCGTGGAAGCCACGATCCGTTCTTGCGGTAGTTGTTGTTCCCCAGACGTTCATCTCCGACGAGACATACGCCTGTGATCACAACCTGCTTGCCCGTACCAACGACAGACAGGTACGACAGGTTAACCATGTTGTCTTCGCAGAACGCTAAGACTGTGGCCGGTGCGGGGACACCACTGGTTTCGTTCTGGGCGAACCACCAGACAGTGTCTCCGAGCCATACCGTGTGTGGCGGTGAACTCTCACCGATGTCATACTGCCGTACAAGTTCTGATGATTTCATACTACGTCCTGGGGGGTTACGGGACACCGAGAACAATCTTGTCCTTGCGGTCGTCTTTATCTCGGCGGAAACGGTCCTGAACAAACTTCTGGTCTGCCTCCCACATGAGGAGACCGGGGTCCTTTGGGATCTGGTTCGGGGGCGGTGCGAGGAACTTCGGGTTGAACCCGGCGTAGTATTCAGCCGTATCGAGTACGTCGTGAATCTGACCCTGAGCTAACTTGTCCTGCACATCCTCCTTCGTAACGGCTTTCACCGTTGTCTCTAATTGTTTGACAAGCACGGGGCACATGTGGGTTACAACCCGAAACCGGGGTCGGCCGCATGACGTTCGTACCTGCATGAGTGTACGCAACTTCAATGAACGGTTGACCCAGACAGTCTCTCCCCTGAGAAACATATCACCCGTCAGTTGACAACGCAAGCCCGCCTTCCGGAACTCCATCTCGTAATTCTGGAATACCGTGTGGGCGTGCCCCATCGGCGTCTGGTCGCCCGCCTTGGCGTCCCCGATGAATCGGGCGTACCATCGGAAAGGATCGGCTGCTTTGGCCCTTCTGGCCATTTCCCCAGCGTGTATACGGGGGACCGCCATCTCCCTGAATACTATGTGGTACGGCTCCCCGTCGTCCCAGAAAGACTCAGGAGGTATTGCCACCCACAACAGTGCTGGCCGAGCGGTACCCGGGTCGAGGATTATGTCGACGCACCAGTCGGATGGGGCGTTCCAGTTAAGCCGCCGCATAGCCTCCGTGACCTTGTCGTTCAACGGGTGCCCGTCGCCATAGTCGACCGTGTGGATACGCTTGTTGAACTCTGGGTACGCAAGGATGTTACCGACTACGAAGTCACCCATCGCTCGGGCGGTGATCTGATCTTCAGACCAGCCCTCGATACGCTTACGCTTTTCCTCCTCGTCGATGAACGGGTTCTTGAACGACGTGAACTTGAAGTTAGTTACGTCGAGCTTCTTTCGGATACCGGCGTTGAACTCTTCACGTTGATTCTCACATCGTCGATACAGGTCAAGCAGTGCCGCTGTTGAAGCATCCGGCCATGACGTCCAGAAGATACGACCCTTACGGTCAGACAGTCGTGACTGCCACTCCGCGTAGTGACCGCTGTTCTCGATTTCTTCGTCGATCCATATCATGTTGACCGGGTCGCCACGCTTCACGGCACCGGAGGACGCAAACGCATAGACGGTCGATCCGTCCTTCATCGTCAAAGACTCGAACTGGAATGCGGCCTTGTTGGCCCATGACTCTTTCTCGATCATGGACGGCGGGATGAAAGGTGGCGATGGTTTCCTTTCGTTGACAGGAATGACATCGTCCCCCGGTACAACGCCCGGCTGCCAACACCTCCACATACCTGTTGTCTTATCCCGGACGATGTCAAAGGCCCCCGGTTTGCAAAGCAGTCGATAGATGGTCTGTCCGATGTGGTTCAACTGCAGACCGATGAGCCACATGTTGACCGGTCGGTCCACCCAGCCGGGCTCCCGCACGTAGTGCTTAGACCCGTCTGAGAATGTGATAGGCATACCTGTCAGGTACGATGCCGCCATTGCCGCCACGATGGTAGACTTACCGGATCGAGGTGCTCCTTGAACCAGAATCTCTGAGGCTCCGCTGAGTACAACTTCCTCCTGGTACTTCGTTGGCCGGAACATCTCAAGAGCGTTGACCTTCTGGCGTACCAGCTTGGCGGCTGCAGCAACGCCTTGTTGAAGGTCCTGCCTGTCTTTCAATGATGCTTTGATTCGTGAGATGAGGTCGCTCATACGTCGATGACCTCCACTCTCGGACCGGCTTCAATCTTATCGAGGGCTCGACCAGCCGCAGCCACAACAGCGTCTGGGTCTGCTTCGATAATCGCGTCGAGGATCTTTATCCTGAACTCAGCGTCGGTCTCGATCTGAAGCAACGCAGCTTGGCTTGCGATAGCCATGAGGTCTGCTTCGCTGACGTCGGCCAGCGGGTCCCCTGTATCACCGGCCAGCTTATCTCGTGCCTGAAAGATGTTGACCAACATCTCGGTCAAACCTTTGGCTACCTTCCAATCTGTTTCATGGAAGACCTGCAGCTCAGGATCAAGGTGCTCACCCTTCACCTTCTTGAGATCCTCTACAATCATTTTGGCGAGGTTGCCCGCACCACCGAGAGCTTCTTCTGCGGCCTCAGCCATGTCGAGCGTGAGTGGTCTGCCCGACCGACGTACCTCAGCTAGTGCGTCTCTGAACCCACGCCCGGGTTTAGCCGGGGTGCTTGTGGCCAGCACAGCAATTGTGCTGGCTGTCTTTACTTCGTCTTCACAGGACATACAGAAACCTCTGGGGGATAGTTGCTTGACCGGCATACCGCACATCCCTTTACAGATGACGCGGCCCGGGAATACGTCGCTCACATTACACCGCCGTAATTGTCCTGACGGGCAAGAAAGTTGTATAGGGCAGATGCTGCAGCCGGTGCGGCTACACCCGGCAACTGTTGTATCGGCCGCATTGGATTCGTTGATTGCATCGTTGCCGCGTCCGCTGCCTGAACTCGCGGTTTGGCAACCTGCTGAACCAGAGTCGTCGGGTTGATCGGTACACGTTCACCGTCGATAGCTCGTACCCTCATCTGGTTCAAAAGGTCTTGATCCCAGATGGCATAGTTGTACGTGTTGCGGCCCGTAGACGCAGCGAGGTTTTTCGTACCGCTGACTCCGAGTTGTGGAAGGGTGGTTGCGTTGGTAATGGGAGCACTCCGTGGACTACCGCCGAGTAGTACCTGTGCGACTAACTCCCCTGACGGATTCGCAGCCTTGAGAATACCTTCGGCAGCGTCCGAGTCCCCAATGACCTCAGCCAATTGCCTCACGATATCTGCCCTAACATGTCGTGCTGAGTTTCTGGCAGCTTGAATCCTCATACCTTCCGGAGTGTCGTACCACTCTTGGTGCTCCTTGTCCCAGTTGTCTCTCATGTACTTGGCGTCGTCTTGGACACGTTCAAATTTTTGCGTGGCGTCTATGTACTGACCCTGGAATGCGTCGTACCCAGGGACCTTCTCCCTCAGTGCTGATTGGACACCCTCGGGTTGCCGGTACAACGGGTCTTCCCACCTAATGATTGACGCCCCCGCTTCATGCGGCATGTCGAGTTGGTACAGTCGGGCTTTAGGGACCGATGCTTCAAGGCTGTCATACGCAGCTTTGATCTCAGCCGGAATTGGTTGCTTGTCCAGACCCACCCCATCGCTCAGTATATCGTACAGCTTGTCTCGCCCCCTCAAAGTCCTGATGTCAGTACCCAGCCAATTGTTGTTGTCCAGCAATGACACAAGGGATTTGACACTGTCTGGAACCGGGTCGTCAATGAACGAATTCAACAACGGGTTTATAGCTCCCGAGCTAGGCTCAAGATCATTCTTTCTCATAATCAACGCTCGGCTGAATTCTGTCAGCGGATCGTTACGCTTCAATTTTCTTTGCACTAAATCCCGGTAATGCTCACTCGTGCTCTCCGCTTCGGCAAAGTACGCACCCGGCCCGTAAGCGTTACCACCCTCACCAGTCTTCAACCGGCTTACGTCGAACATGCCGTATGGATTCTCCGGTGTCGCAGACGCAGTCCAGTCATGCCCACCGTGATAGACCGTTGGCCGTTCTGGCGTGTACCCGAGGAGTTTCTGTGGAGCCTGCTGTGTGATAGGGTTGACAAGCTCGTCAGCCTGGCCAGCCAGCTTCGCGTTGACGTACCCGTACTTGCCACCGTTGAACTCGTTCAACGCAGAATTGTACCAGTTATCCGACTTAGCGATCCTACGACCGTCTAAAGGGTTAATAAACTTAACACCGCTGACAAGGTTCAACGGGTCAAGGATCATCTCGGCCCCGAATCCAAGAACGTCAGCCACGCCCTCCATCGGATCGTCAAGCCAGCCGGACATACCCGTCTCTTTGTTCTTACCAAAGATCGGATTGAGCAGGTCACGACCGGAGGTACGGTTGTCCGACGAGAATGGAGTCGCCCACTGGTCGAACGGGTTACTTCCGGCGAACAGGTCCCGCAACGACGATGCTGGTAGGTCGAGGACGTTACCCGCGTAGCTCAGAAGTTCCATCAGTCCGGGCATGATGACTCGCCTAAAGAAAAAGGGCAGACAAGTCTAGCCTGCCTGCCCTTCGGGTTAAAGTCTGATTGACTGGTAGGTCACTTCTGCGTTGGTGGAGTCAGAGTCACCTGAACCGGATTACCAGCCTGAACTACCTGAGCTGTTGAGGTGCCATGAATTGCGGGTGGAGGACTGTTGGGCGTCATAGTTAGGATCACCACCATTCGTAGCCGGTGAGGGCGAAGAGAAAGAAAGAACCCGCCCAGATGCACGTTAGCACAGACGTACGTTGACGTTGACGTGCGAGAGGTGCGGCGGGTGTGTTATCAACCTTTGACGACGGAGAATGGATTCTGAAAGTAAACCCGGGCACGAGCACCGGACACCGCAGCCGTCTGACAGATCCCGCTGTGACCGAGTGGGTTGGTACCGGCAGTGCCGGTAGCGAACTTGCCGGACGCGAGGGTCTGCACGACAGCGTTTGCCGCCAAGTCTCCAGCACCGACTTCGACGTCGATTGGTCCCTCGATGATCAGCCAGAAGTATGACTGGTCCGGGACGGTTACACCGACACCGAGGAAGGGGTCAACCACGCCGTCACAGCGAAGGTTGGCACCGCTAAGAGACCCAACGGTCTTCCCAATCCCGCCACTTTTGTAAGTGACACCAAGGCCACTCCCCAAGGTTCCGCCCGAATCGTTTCGAACGAAGATGGCTTTCACGGACGTCTGCGAGTTGAGCGTCCAGAAATTTGGGAACGTCATGTTCAGGTCGCGGAAATGCTTGACCGTACCAAGGGCGTTGTCGTCCTTGACGATATCAAGTTCACCGAGTTGTTGCTGGATGTTACAGGTCATATCAATCACTCCGAAATGTGGAGAAGGGTATCAGGGAGAAAGAGCCCGGCCGGTTAAGGCCGGGCTATCAAGTCAGCCAGCTATCACACTGCGATGAAGCGAGCCATGTATTTCGGCAGGAACTTGTAGTTGCCGTAGCAACTTACGTAGTACAGGTATCCAACGTCCTTGACTGAGTAGTCAGGACCCTGAGCACCGTAAATCTGGTTGTGGACGAAGAACGCTTCCACGTACTGCGGCAAGTACATGTAAGCCTCGCCGGTTGGGACAGCATAGTCCATGCTGTAGACCATTCCGTCGACCATCAGGGTCTCGCCCGGGTAGCCGAGGTCACCGTCGCGGAACGGCATCATCTGTCGGTTGTTCTCACGGAAACTGTTTTTGAAGTCCGTGAACATTTCAGATGCCATGACCACGTTCGGCATGGCTCCGACCATTGACTGACCACCTCTGTGCAGCATCGCCGTCTGAGCGTAGCTCGTCGCAGCGATTGCGTTTGAGGCCCAGTCGGTCTGAGCAGTTCCCCAGCCGGTTGAAGCGTAGTTGACGATCAGTGGGCTCGTGCCGTCGTACTCACTTGAACCCTGACCGAAAGGCCAGTCCTTGTCCAAGTTAGCGTTCGGGCTTACAGCCAAGTCGCCAGACCAAGTTCCACCAAGGTTGCCAAGAGCACAAGACTGGCCAGCGTAGCTGCCGTTTGGACGGGCAACCTTGTCGGCTGAAGTCACCGTACCGGCCGCGTAAGACAGTGGGGTTTTCATGCCCACGAAGTCATACACGTTGGCAGCCAGGTTACCATCCTTGTAATAAGAATGGCTGAGTCGTTCCATCATCGCCTGAGCAAGTTCTTTGGACTTGCGGGTGTACCGGTCACTGATCTGCTCCGGTGCTCCCTGAGCCTGCAGGTACTCCAGTTCCGGCAAGTAGTCGGTACCTCGGTACCCCTTCATGCCGATGTAGAACTGAATATCGGTGTCGGTGTTGACGAATTCGATTGGTTGACCGTCGATTGCCGGAACAACCTGTGGCTGTCGGACTCGGGCATTCCACATCTGAGTGTGTGATCGAGCATTATACGTGATGCTCCCCCACTTCATCAGATTGAAGAACGTCAGGTAGTTTCGGACTGTCAAGTCAGAAACGCCCTTCCAGTACTTCGGAGCCAAGTCACGGACTTGATTGATATGTCCGTTGACGGTTGCTGCATTAAGTGTATGACCAGGCATGTGCTACTCCGTGTTATTGCGGAAGGGCTTGTAATCTGGCGAACGATGGAAGCCCATCGTTATCCAAGGTTACGTCTCGTTGTTGGGGTGAAACGCTGTTGTTAAGGAAAGTTCCCGGAGCATTAAACGCCGGGTTCTGTGCTGGCGGGTTCTGAAGAACCTGTTGCATCCAAGGTTGTGGCGGCTGCGGCTGAGGAGCCTGCTGCGTCACAGTTGTTAGGTACGGGGTGGTCGCCGTCATGGCGAACTTGTGAACATCCTCGGCACTCAGGTTGTAGCTCGCAGCCATGTCCCAAGCATCGGCGTACACTTTTCCCACTGCGGATGGTGTACGTGTCCCACTCTGATCGGTTGTCCATAGCACAGCCTCGTTCTGCTTGATCCACGCTTCGTACGGTTTTGGGGTACTCTTCGCAATATCAATCTGGAGCTGCAGGTTCTGCTGCCTCAGTACTTCCATCTCTCTCTGGAGTGGAGTCAGGTATTGCTCGATTGCCGTCTTGCCGTACTTAGCGATGAACGCAGAAGGGTCAGACAGTTCAGCCTGACGAGCCTGTGCTTCAAGGATCTGCTGGTTGAGTTGCTGAGCCAGTTGTCCGGCAGCAGGTTGCTTAGCGACCCACTGCCCGTTCTCAAGAGCCATCCAGCCATTCTGCTGGAAAGCCATTGCCATCTTATTCAAGTCTTCAGCCGGTGGTGCAGGAAGCTGCGGAGCGGCTGGAGGTGTTACAGGTTGAGCTTTGAATCGGTCGAGTTCATCAGCCGTCTGTTCAGCCACAGCGTAGATCGCGTTGAACGCTTCCTGCACAGTGTTGAACCGTCCGGGAGGAAGTCTTCCCTCCTGCTCAAGTTGAACCAGATACGGGTCTCGCGGGGGAGCCGCTGGTGGTATGAACTGAGGAGCTTGTGGCTGGGGAGTTGGTAAACCCATCCCGCCCGGTTGTGGAACCGGGACGGGAGGGTTGTTCGCTCCCCCAGACGGAGCACTCGGTATGTTCGGTTGTGGTGTGGCAGCCTGTTGCTGCAGCATCTGAAACGACGGTAACGCTGGGGTAGTCATGCCTGATCCTTATGTCTGGGGTGAAACATTCCCAAGCATGAGAATCTTTTTAGACTTGCATTGCAATAGCAAGATGTTTACAAACTACCTAGATTCGGCTTTTTCGGTTTCTTCGGTTTTACCCCCAGACGGAGTTACAGGTGTTGAATGTAGAGAATGAACCGCCGCACCTATCCCCGAAAGAGGTTGTCGCTTGGCTCAGCCAACGTGGCATTGAGGTGACAACGGATACCGTTCGCAACTGGTGCCTCAAAGGGGTACAGAACAAAAAAAGACCCGAGGTACGTTGCTACCTCGGGTCATTCTGGTTGGGTGGTCGTCTTCAGATATTCAGGACGGATTTGATCGTGTGGGCTCAGGCTTTGGGGCCTCAAGGTACCTGATCAGTCCGTCTACAGTCCAATCCTCGTGCTGCTTCAGAAGGTCCTCCATGCTGAGCTTGGAGTACACGATCTCGACGTCAGGACATATATCGCTGCCCACCGCCATGATGTCAGCCCGGGTCAGATACCCGCTCTTAGCGATGTCATACACCTGCGTGGTTCTGATGTGTGACTTGTGGACCAACAGATACTCGCCGCTTAGTTCAAGAATCTTTTCTTTCAGCGTCATCCCAGTCTCCCCATGAAATCTACTGCAGCCTCTGGTGACGTACACGATGACGCCAACATCGTCAGTGACTGCTTATCCTTCAGCCGCCCCGGAAACATCTTCGCAACACGAAGGAACTCTGTCTGGTTCCTCACGAGCTGACAAGCCGTCTCCGTACTCAACGGATACCTCACTTCATCCGGGTGCCTCTTCAACCGCTCACACAACCGATGACGTCGCTCGGTGAACTCCACCTTCTGCATGTTGTGGATTCTTCTTGCATAGTTCTTGCAAGGTTCGCCGTACTCACCCTGTACCGGTGGTAGACCTTTCTTCGCCAACCACTTGTTACTGATGACCCGGCAAGCCTCCTTCCGACTACGATAGTTCTTCGCGGTCAGGTGAAGCTCGATGTGCATGTAGAACCGTTCGTCTGCTGTGAAGATGTTCTCGAAGTGGTAGTGCTTCTGGTTGAAGTGCTTCTTCATGTCACGCAGGAGCTTCGGTACCCGCATCGCCTGCATCTTCGGGTTGACCCCGATGGCCCCAAAGTTACCGAGTCGTGTCAGGCGTGAGATGTCCTGTGACTCGATCTCCGCAAACATGGCCAGCATCTGCATAAGCATCTTGCCCTGAGGCTTGTCTGTTCTCAGGTCGCCCTCGACAGTCATCAAAGACGCACCGGTCTTGTGGATTGCCTCAACAACTCTGTTCGCGTCAACCATTGATCTAAAGAGCCGGTCAGGTCTCCAGGCCACAACCATATCGCCTGGCTTCAAAGCCTTGAGTAACTCGCCTCCAGCTTTCCTCTTCTCGAACTTGGTCTTGAAGGCTGACACCCCCTCATCCTTGTACCAGATGACCTCAGCTCCACGCAGGTCTGCTGGCAGGAGCTTAGTCAGCAGGTTGACCTGATGCTCGACTGTCTGGTCATTCGTCGATACGCGAACGTAGGCGTGGACCCGGCCTGTGAACTTGTACCGGTCGGCTTCACGGTCACGCTGCATCTGCTGGAGGATAGCCCCGATATCTTTGGATGAGGACAGTGGTTGAACTACTTCTGGTCTTGGTCGCTCGGGTGCCTTTGTCTTCGCAATGACTCGTGACTCTTTGACTCGGGCTGAGATCAGCTCGGATCGTAGCTGAGCCATAACTGCCATCATGTAGAGCATCGCCTTGCCGTTGGCTGTGTCAGTATTGAGCGTCGGGTAGTCGACGAACTTCACCGTCACACCGTTCTGCACCCACTGGTCCATCACAGCAACCATGTCGTTGAACTGGCGGAACAGACGGTGGGTGGCCAACGCGATGATGACGTCGCCGGGCTTAGCGTTGCCGAGCAGCATGAGCCCACCGGGCCGTTGGCATAGCTTCTTCTTGAAGGCCGACTTGCCACCGTCGATGAAGACGCCGGGCAGGTCGCAGTTGGTCTCAAGGCCAAGGAGGTAGTCGTTGTTCCGGGCGTACTCAAGACACACCCGGACCTGCTGGTCGATGGAGTAACCGTTGACATACTGGTCGAGTGTTGAGACTCGTGCGTAGATCCATGTGCTCACGCCAACACCTCCGTCAAATGTGCAAAGTACTTGTCCGGGAAAGTACCATCGCCTTCCCGCACGATCCGGCCGGTCAGTTCTTTACTGTCGGACCATTGAATGTAAAGGCCGGGTCCAACGTCATCCCACATGAAGTGGACGTTGCACCCGGCTCTACCGATTAAACAGAACGTGACCTTGGTCATGGCCAACCCATACACTTGAGACGGTATGACAGAGGCATACCGTGGAGGTTGTACGGGTCCGGGTCCAGCTTGGGATCGAGGGTGATCTTGTCTGTCGACGGTTCCCGTGTGGGTTCCTCAGCTACTTCGGGCTTGACGAAGTGTGACTTGGCCGCAGCCTCCATCCGTGCGATATCGTCGATCAGTGTCATTGGATATACCCCCGAAACAGTGGCACCCCGTCGTTCCAGTTCAACGGCTCAAGTTGTGCCCAGTGGGTGACCATGTAGTGGAACTCTCCAGGTTCCTCAGCATCCTCATCGACAAAAATCTCACCGTCGAAGTAGAGCACGTCAACCCATCGCCAGCCAAGGTCTTTGTTGTGCCCCCAACACAGCACGTAAGTTCCTTCTCTCGGCAACCGGTCCTTCACGTCAACCCGGTGCAACGTATGCGTACCATCACTTGTCATCTATCTCTCCTAAAAATTTGAATCGGGCGGCTTTCTGTCCGTCCTGCATTGGCAATTCTACGACAGTGCCCTCCCGAAGAAACATGTCCAGTTCCTTCCTGGCTTCATCTTTCTTCAACTTGAGAACACTGTAGTACTCCCTCAGGGTCCACACTTCCCCGAATGACTTCTCGACACGTCGACGCCGGTCGGCCGCTTGTACGGCGAACCGAGCTGGTACCGATTCTTCTCGACCCAGCATGTAATTACCGCTGGCTACCGCGAAAGCTGACTCAACGATGCCGTCGACCAGCTTCTGCTTCTGGTACCAGTTGTGCTCCATGAAGTCGATGGACTTCTGCATCCAATCCTTGTTGATGTTACCGTGATCCTGGTTGCCAACCTGGTTCAACTCCCAGAACCGCTTATCACACCCGCAGTCCAGTATCACAAGGTCCGCTGACGTACGTAACGCGATCTCAGCATGTCTAACCACGTCTGCTCGGTACGGATGATCCTCTGGCCACTGGCTGAGTGTCTGCGGAGACTTCTTATGGGCAGCATACTCTCGCCACAATTCTCGGGCTTGAGGGTCCAGTGTCATCGTGAGTGGCTTGACAGCCACGCCCGCACCGGCGAGGAGACCTGAGATTGATGGCAGGCCGATGGACGGCTTCACTGACTCCAGCCTCCCTACGATCTCGTACCACTGCTGTAAGAACTCCTGAACCTTGGCTATGGCTGCTGGATCTTCTTTGGCTGGCACGTCACCGATTGGATAGACGAACATTCTCGGTAGGAGCCCGTCCATACAATCGTTGATCGGCATCTGGTTCAGGTTAATCTTCTGGATGGCTGCACAGACTGTGAGGAACGGGCTCTGTACCCCGAAGGTGCCCTTCTGCAGAGTCCTCTTGATCTTGTCTCCGGACCAACACTTGTGGAACAAACTGTTGTCTGATCCCTGCCCAGCGTTGGGTCCGT